TCTAAGAAATTATTAAAATCATCAACTTGATCCTCTCTTATAAAATTATTTAGAAATGCCTCTCTTTCTTCCTTAGTTTTTAATTCATTAAATTCATTCATAGCAAGTATAATTGTTTCTGGACTTTCTATTTCTGCATAAGACATGACTGCATGGAACACAAGTTTATTGTTTTTATCCATTTTAGTAAGTTGAGTTTGATAATCCATACCATACTCTTTTAACTCTTGTTCTCTTTCTTCTACTGTATCTGCTGTTGAAAGAATTTCATCAAGTTGCTCATTTCTTGCTCCATATTCAGCTAGTTCCATAATACCACTAGCCAAAGCAATTTTAGCTTCTTGTGGTGTTTCTTCTTTAAATTCTCCAAATCTTTCAGTCTGTTCAGGATGTTTTTCAAAATATTCTTGATAATCTGTTTTTTCTTTTAGCACACTATCAAAAGCTTTTTTACCACTTTCATATAAAAGCCCTAGTCCAGCAAGTCCTAATTTTTCTATTGGTAATAATCCTTCATCTTGTTCAGCTTGGGCTTTATCTTTATATTCATATTTCCATTTTTCTTTTAAATATTCGCTTGTTGTATCAAGTCTATTAGGTATATTCTTTTCAAATTTAATATTGTCTACACCTCTTGAAACTGCATTAGGAGAGGTTATGTATAAAGCACCATAAACTATTTTTTGTATAGGAGATAAACTTGAAGACATATCTCTTTTCAAACCTTTAAAATTTTGATTGAAGAAACTAGCAACAACATTTTCTCCACCCATTGTAATTTCAAGCCCAGTATTATCAACTAGACCTGTTTTAATTACATCAATAACAGTATCTGCAACTTCTCCATGCATTAAGGCATCCATTTTAGCTTCTACCATTTCATCTCTTGATGTACCTGTTATTTTACCAGTTAACCACCCAACACCATATACAAGCCCTGCTGTTTGTAATGCTGTTGTCCCTGAATTTAAAATTCTTGAACTTGCTTTCCATTCAGATAAACCTGTAAAACTTGTTTTATTTAATGATAATTTACCATCATTTAAAAATCTATATCTTGTAAGACCATCACTATCAATATATGTTGTTAGTCTATCAAATGTTCTTGTTAATAAATTCATATTATACATTCTAAACATGCCGTTAAAATTAGCCCAAGTTCTGCTAACAAAACTATCTGCCTTTAATCCTACTGTATGTCCACTAAAAGCATTTAATTCTTTTCCGTTTATATCAGCAAATTGTTCAAATAAACTTTTTACAGTAGATGTATTACTTCTATCTTTTACAATATCTAATAGCCCTGTAACACTGTTTGTACTTAGTATATCATCTTGAATAGCTTTCAGTTTTATATTATCATCTATGCCCATATCAAATAGGACCTGTTTCATAGTAGGTGTAACATCTTCTATTTTAAATTTTGTAAACTCATCATACATAGCATTAGCTGTAAAATATTCAGCCAAAGCTATTCTTTGTACATCAGAAGCTGTTTGACCTTTCGCACCTAATTCACCAGCTTTTTTTAAAGTATTAGATTTTGTATGGCCCCTCATATCAATTTCAGTTTCCATAACTTTATCAATATAAGCCTCTATCTGTAATCTTTCAAGTGGATTAGTTATAGTGTCTAAATCAATATTTTTTAGATTTTGATATTTCTTAGCAACATTTTTAGTGGCTCTCAACATTTCTTTTGAACTTTGTAAAACTCCAACTCTTTCATTAAAACCTAAATCTATAAGACCTGAGTTAATTCTTTCTTTATTAGTAGCTATTTCTTTAAGATAATTCAAGTTAGATAAAAACTTATACATCATTAAATTTCTTGTATTGTATGCACCTCTGTAACCAGGTGACATATCTGAAAATTTTCTTGTAGTCACATCAGCACCTAATTCAATTAGATGTTGAGTTTCGTTTTCTATTGCTTCTTTTAATGTTTTGTTATTTTGCACATACATATTTTTCCCAGTTGATGTATTATGATTGGCTTCTATTCTGTCATAATTTCCATTCAATCTATCTCTTAATGTATTAAGCCCACTCTTTTCATCAATAACTTGCTTATAAATTCTATTTAATGAATTTATTGGATCTACTTCTGCATTTATATCATCTAAAAAACCATCAAGCCAATTCATAGATTTTGTTTCGTAGTTCTCTATAAATGTTAAATTTTTCTTACTTAATTTTTTGCCATCTATTTCTTTTTGTTTTAACTTAAAATAGTCATCTATTTCTGGCAAAGGGGCATTTTGAACTGCGACATCTTTCCAAGTTTTACTCTCATAATCTACCAGTTTTCCATTACCATTTTTTCTTATATCAAGAGTTGTACTATTTATATCATTTCTTAATTTCTTGATAATACTTTGATTATCTAATACATATACTCCTGATGTATCTCCTACCTTAAATTGCTTAGCTTGTGCTTCTGTCAAATAAACTTTTTTTTCAGTATTCTTTAATATTTCATCAACCACAACTTTTTTTGCATTTAAGTCATCAGTGTCTATTGCTAACTTTAAATTAGACATAGCTTGATTTTTATCATAAACAATATCAAAATTATAACCTTTTTGAGATAAATTAGATCCATATTTTAAATTAGTATATTCATTTGCGAGGTTTCTAAACTCATCAGCATAAGGTAATAAATTTTCAGGTATATCAGCATAACCTCTTATCATTCCTTTAAATGTTTTACCATTTATATTGTTTTCTGTTATGATAAGTTCATTTAAATCGCCTATACGAGAGAAATTCCCACTACCTCCATTTTCCATATGAATATAAGCAAGTCTGCTTTTATATTCAGCTGTCAGTTGCTTAGAATTTAGTTTAATCTTATTTTTAATAGGTTTTAACGTCTTACTCAAAGAATCTTTTGCATTTATATCATTAGCAATCTTTTTTTCAGGAACTTCTCCATTAAATATTCTTTCTTCAAATTCAACATTACTCTCTTTGTTTTTAATTGTATTCTGTCTTGAAAGTTCTTCTTTATGAATCTTTTCAATTCTTTTTTCAGTTACATTGGTATAGAAATCATCTACTTCCTGAGAAAAGTTTTTACCTCTTTCAATACCTACTGTTTCTCCATTCTCTAATCTTTCAGCAAGTTCTATAACTGCTTTTGGGTTAGTTGCTCCTGGTCCATATTTATCAACCTCATTTTGTATAACTTCTAGTGGAGTATTAGGAGTTTCTTCAACTGCATTTGATATTGTATTCCCAGATATATCAACATCTGAATTTTTTAATTTATTTATTTTTTTAGAAATATACCTACCTGCTACTTTTGTAACTCCGTGTATTGCTACACTTGTTGCTGCACCATAAGCATACTCTTTTAAATCTTCTTTTCCAAAATCTTTAATTTCTTTGCCCTCTATTTCTGTTTTTTCCCAAGTTGTATCAATAGCACCTTGAACTAAATCCCAAGCTAAATTTTTAACAAAACCTTGTGGGTTATACCAGTTTGTAGGAGAAGCAACACCCTCTAAAATACTTTGAAATATCATAATTCCTTTATCTATTTTTGAATCACTGTTTAAAAATTTTGCTCTTTCTTCTCTGTTTCTCTTTATATAATCAATAGTTTCTTTTCTTAATTGTGAATTTTTCCAACCATTATTTTCAGTTTGTTTTTTATACTCCTGATAGATTTTTTCGTAATCATCTCCATACTCCATAGCAATGCTTTCAGGATCAGGTTGATTAATAAGGTCCATTATTTGAGTAACGCCTTTAATTAAACCAGTTCTTATAGGATTAGAAATATTTCTTTCTATTCCTTGTACAAGTGGAGTGTCTGAAACAGAAAAACCTTTTTCCATATTTTTTTTTCTTTGCTCTTGGAATTTCTTTTCTTGTTCTTCGCTCACAATTCCAGTCATTCCTTTTTTACCATTGAATACATCTTTTAAAATACCCATATTTTCTCCTTATCTTAAATATCCACCCATTTTATTTTTCTTTGTGCTTACAGTATTTGATTTTGTGTTTTGTGTAGGTTTACCACCTTTCAAAACTTTACTTGCATTTATTAACCTTTTTCCCTCATCTGTGCTAAGTTTTTTTAAATAAGGTTGCATTGTTATGCTGTTAATATCTCTTGCTGTAAAGCCATCATCTTTCATAACTCCAATTATAAAACTTTTTAATTGAGCATCCGCATAAACTGGGTCAGATGAAAATTCTTTTTTCAGATCTTCCCATTCACTATATCCATCATCATTCCATATCCAACCCTTTTCTGGTTTATTAATATTTATATTTGTATTATTCCCCTTACTGTTTTTAGTAACTCTTTCAGCTTGATAAAGTTCTGGATATTCTTTACCATAAGCATAAGGAATAGGATTATCTTTATCAGCATATTGCTTTATAAAAGCATTTACTTTTAATTCTTTATCTGGACTATTATCATTTTCAAATAGTTTTTCTGCATAATCTCTAACCATATTCTTTGCCTCAACTTCTGACATTCTTCCGTTTTCTATCTGTGCATCAATATTCCTTTTTAAATTACTCATTTGAGTTTTATCAAATATTTCTACTTTATTAAAATTATCTAAATCTCCAGCAGAAGCCCAATCAAAATTACCCATACCATTTGCTATATCTTCATCTGTCATATCTCTACCATATCTCTTTTTAAATGCTTTTCTTACATCAGAATACTTTTCACTTCTTAAAGCTTGATCCATTTTTTGATTTCTTAGATATAGTCTTTGCATTTGTTTTTCTGCTCTAATTCTTTCTCTTTGGATTCTCTTTTGTTCTTTTTGATACTCATCTATTTGTGATTTAATACCTTTCAATACCGATTTAGTTTCTCCCTCAAATTGAACTTTTAAATATTCTTTTGCAGTTTTCTCATCACTACCTTTGTAAAATTCCATAGTTGTATCAACTAAATCATTTACTATTTTTTCATTATCCATATACGCTAAGACCTTATCTATTTCAACTTTCTTTTGGTCAAGTGTCATAGAACTGTTTTGAATTTCCATTATTCTATTATTAAGTCTTGCTACTTCTGTTCCACCGATGTTTTTACCTAACATAACAATTTTTTCTTCTTCTGACATTCCAGATAGCTTAGCGATTTGTTCTATTGTATCTCTCATATGTGTATAATTTTCTTTTGCTTTTTCATCATCATTAAGTCCATACTTAGCACCTATAATTTTTCTTTGCTCTAAGGTAGCGAGTGCAATATCATTTTGTTCTTTGATATAGTATTGATTTCTTTTAACTCCTTCTTTAATTCCCCAGTCTTTATAGTTGACATCAACACTATCTGAAAATGCTCTTTTTTCTAAACTATCAAGATACTTACTATTAACTATTAATGATTTTTTAGATTTGATTACTTCATTATAATCTTTTAAATATTCTTCAAATCTATCTCCATATTTGTCTTGAACTGTTGCCCATTTTTCTTCAAACTCCAAATCTTTATTTTTCATAGCTATGTCAAGTAAGTTCTTTTCATTATTAAGTTTAAGTTGTTCGCTTTCCTTAGCAATCTTTCCTATTGCCTCTATAAACATATTTTCGTGAACTGGTATTTTAGAAGGTGTTTTAACAGATACACCTTCAACATTTGTAGGATTTAGTAAATATCTACTTTGTGTATCAACTTGTATAGGAGATACATTCGCTCCTGTTCTTTCTTTCATTACTTCTTTTTCTATGAATTTATTAGCCATTTATTACCTCCAAAACTTCCAAAACCTTTCAGCCCTGAAAAAGTATTATGTTTAAATTTATTCTTAACATCATCAGTGTTATAAGTACCTTGAACTTCTCTTATCTCTCCACTTGGTATAGTTGATAAATTCTTTTTTAAATTTTCTAAATAAAGACTTTTTCCAGCATCTAAAAATGATTGTGTTATTCCATTAATTCCAGCAAGCTTAGCTCCAAAACCTTGTTCCATTAATTGATTTCCTGCTATGTTTCCATTATCAATAGTTTGGTTTAATTGTGCTAAATCTCTTTTTAATTGCATTTCTGCTTGTGAATATGCAACTAAATAATTTTGATTTATCCCCTCTTGAGTTTTATTAAAATTTAATCCACTTTGATAATAATAATTATTTGTTTGATTTTGTAATTCACCCATTTCATTCATTTGATTTTGTGCAATGATGTTTGCCTTATCCTTAGCTTCTGAATTAAGTTTATTGATACTGTCAGACTTTATAGAGCTGTCCTCTACATTTTTAATATCATTAAAAGCTAATTTGCTTCTAACATTCATTACCTCTTGTTCTAAATTTTCTCTTGCTGATACATATCCAGCAAGTAAACCTCTTAAATTTCCCTCCAAGGCTCTACCAATTTCTTTTTTGTTATATTCATATTGCATTTTAGCTTGTTCATCTTGATAACCTTTGATTTTACTAGCAGTAGCCTTATTGTATTCAATACTTCTTTTTAATTTATTTTCTTGGTCTTTCAATCCATTGTAAATAGATTTTATTTCATCTCCTGCTTTTACAATTTTCTTACCTTGCTTATATATTCCATAACCTTGTGCAATTCCTAATGTAAGATTACTTAATACTGATCCTATCATCTTAACTCACCTCTAATCGCTCACAATATCAATTTTTGTATCTATACCTAGAATTTCAAATATCTTATTGTTTTCTTTTGTAGTAATTTCTATATTAAAACCATTTAATATTGGGAAAGAAGTTTCTATTTTAAAAACATTAAATAAATCATTCTCAATATCATTTTTTGTTACTACCTTATCATTTATTTTTATTCCTTTTATAGCTTCTCTATTCTCATTTAAGACTTTTATAAAAACTCTTAAAATTCTTGAAGAATAATCATTACTATAACTTCCACCTTTTTCAGTCTTCATATATGGTGGATTTATTTTTAAAATTGCCTTAGCAACATTATTTTCTGTTTCATTAAGTTTTACAGCTGTATTATCAATAAAACCTAGTATGTTCTTGTTAATAAATATAAAATCATTAATAGGTTTATCTAGTTTTAAAGAAAATCTTCTAAAAACCTTATATTCTAATTGTTCATATAGATATAAGGTATCTGTCTTATCTTCTTTAAAAACTACCAAATAATTTTTATTGTTATATTTCAATTTGTCTATTCCTGTAAACTTTGGCACAAGTTCATATTTTTCTAAATTAGATGTTGAATAGTTTTCAACACCTTGTGAATTTGGTACTTGTTCAACAGTTCTAATTTCATTAGTATCTGTTAAATAATAAAAAGTACCATTTAATAAAACCCCGCCTTTCTTATAGCTGTATTTTAATTTTTGATTACAAGCTATTTCACTTGCAATAAAAACATTATATGTTCCATTTGTTAAAATATTATTAGTTGATACGACATAAACTCCCTGCGATGTTAGAATAAATATTTTGTCTCCTGCATAAACATCATATATTTCAGGGTAGATATTATTGATAGGAGTAGGTTTAAAAAAGAAAGCACTGTCTGTTTTTGTATCATTTCTAAAATCAAAATAATCTGATTTTTTAGAAAAATACAAGTATCCATCATTTCCGACAATAATCATTCTATCTTGATATATCCCTACTGTTTTTAAATTTGAAGTTATATAAGCGGGTATACCATAACTTAATTCCCCTTTTACATTGCCTATTCTTTCAGCTTTAAAATAATCACTGCCATATGTGCTATCATAACCATTATCACTACTATTATCTAAATCAGACCATCCATTTCCAATTATATGAGCTTTTTTAAGTTCATAAGTAACAACTTCTTTATTTTGGGAAAGTATTTCCTCAACTTTTGGAGTATAATTTCTGAATACGGCAAATGTATTCCCATTCACCAAAAAACTTGGCTCAATGTCACTAGCACTAACACCAGCTTTATAAACTTTATACAGTCTTTTCACAATTACATTTGCTCCACTAATATATAATCCATGACTTGTACCTTCAACTAATGGATTTTCAACTGTTCCTAAAAGTCCAACTCTAAAATTAGTACCTACTTTATATATCTTATAAATATCAAGTTTTACAATTTCTCTATCTTTAATAGGACATTTTATTAAACTTAGGTAATTAGATTTACCCATCTTTCCGTTATCTTTATTAAATTCAAATACTTCAGTAGTATCTCCTATTACAAATAATCTTTCATCACACATTTTAACTATTCTTATGTTTTTAACTGTTATAGGGTGTGAATATAAAAGATTACCTAAATTTCCATTAACTTTACTATAAGTTACAACTTTATTATCTCTTGTTGTCCCTACATAAAATTTATACTTAGTATCTATTAACTGTATTAAATTGTGTTGAAAGTTAGTAGCTTCCAGCTTCTTTGCTATCTTTAAATTGCCCATTTCATTTATAATAAGGTTTTCAATTTTTTGTGCAGATTGTTGGTATATTTCACTTTCTCTTATACCACTTAATCTTTCTCCTACTTCTCCGTAAACAAATAAATTACTTTTAAATACTTTTTCCATTTAATCTTCCTCCCAATATTGAAAACCTTGTTGAGCAATAAGTCTATTTTTTAACTTTGTTACTTCTGCTTCAAATATTTCTAATCTACTATTGTAAGTATTAACTGCTAATGCCATTTTTCTTGCTGTCATAGCAACCATTAAATCAAATAAATTATCTGGTATTTCTCTAAAATCTATTCTTCTACAATACTGTATTTTTATTTCATTTTCTGGTGAGTATATAAACTCATTTTCTAATCTATAACTTTTATTACATCTAAGGACATTTAAACAATCAACAGGCAAATTAAACTTATTTTCTCCATCAACTTGTCCTACTGATGTCAATTTAACAGTGATAGCATTGAATAGAAAAGCACTAGATGTTGCTATATTATTTATCACACTGTCTAACATCTTTCCACAAATCTTATACATATCACTTTTATTGTCGTTGTATATACTGTTTTCCCCTAACATTAGTAATGTTTCTGATATTATTTCTCCTCTATCCATTGCTACACTCCTTT